GGCAAAAAATGTTTAAGTTTAAATGTTTTCAAAGATACTAATAATAGATCTAGACTAAAAGAAAAGTCAATTTGGATAGACGAATCAATGGAGTTCATTGAAAAATTATTTGAGAAAAAAGATATAATAGATCCTTTGACTTTCTTTAATCGAGTGATTCTTGCTGTTGAAAATGATGAAGTTATAGGCAATTTCTCTGCAAGAGTTTTAGCTAGATATGCTATGGTTTCTAAGAAAGAACAATATGAGAAAAGTAGAGAAATATATTTATTAACAATAGTAGGAAAAGTATTACAGACTGCTGTGCAAATTATCTTTAAATTCTATAATAAATCTTCTGAAAGAGAGATGGTTGTTGAGTCTCAATCAAGAAAATTTTCGATGATTAGAGAATGTTCAAATATAGTAGCTAGTTCAGGTAAGAATCAAGTCATGTTTTATAATGGAGACATGGGTAAATGGTCAGGACAAGATATTTTCAAAAAATTCATATTCTTGGTAGACACAATGAAGGAATTAAATTTAATATCTCCTAAGTATCATGCAATTCTAGATTTATCTTTAAAAAGTATGTACAAAATGAAGATATTAGTATCAACTAAGATAACAAATTATTCAATTTTGTCTAAATGTGTTAAAGATGACATTGCTAAACAACACTATTACTTATGTTTAGAAGAATCTTGGAGTCAAGGATTTTTCCACAACATCTCATCTTTTGTACATCAATTAGAACAGTTATATCGTAAAAATGTTCTAAATTATTATGCTGAAATAAATGAAATACCTTTCAAATTTAATCAACTACATCAATTAGTTCATTCTGATGATAAAAATGAGATGATAAATGTTCCTCCAAAATTACGTGAATTTTATATTAAATTGAGTACTTACATTCCAAGATATTTTGGATTATCTACTTCTGATACTAAAGATTCTTTTAGTTTTGTCATAAGTGAAATGGTAGGTGTTTTAAATGTTAGATCTTTTATATTTGATAATCCAGTTAGAGGAGTTGCAAATATATTGATCCCTCTTGAAGATCGTTCTTTTTCTGAAAATTATAAATATATACTAAATAGAAGTGTTGCTTATTATGAAAAATCTAATGACTTAATTGGATCTGTGGCTGCTGAGATATTAGGATATCATTATTTACGAGATGTTTTTAAATTAAAATTAGAAAGTAGATATCTAAATTTATCATCTTATGGTAGATCACTAGTTCATCCTCTTTTGTTAAGAAAATATGGAGAATTTGCTGATAATATAGTTAAGATTCACTTAGGAATAAATCCGGAGATTTTATCTTTCTCCGTTTTTAGAAAAAGGCATATGGATAAGTCAATAATTGCTAAAAGAAAGAAGATTTTAGATAATATAGGATTACTTGATGAAGATCTTATTGATCTTTTCTCTCAAGGATCAGCTAATCAGTTAGTGAAAGAAGAATGGATTCATAATGTTAATTTGGATATAATTCTGAATAAAATGAATGTTTTTAGAAGAAAAGATCAAACAGACAAATTATATATGTATAAAATGTCAAACTCTAATAATGACATTCTTAATTCTACTTTGCTATCGGAAAAATTGGTAGGATCATCAAAAGATCTTAGTTCTTATTTATGTGATTTATATATTATTAATAAAGAAGAAGTTAAAAATGAATTTGATTCTATTCCTAAATATCTATATTTTTCAAAAGATGCTGTAAAAGAAGTCAAAGAAAGTATGAATTTAGATTTTGTTAAACAAACAAGAAAAATGATAGGATTTTATGACACTTATAATAATACTTTGACAAGCTTCAAACTTCGTAATATAGACATAAAGATGATATTTAGAGATTTTGAAAGATTATTGAATAAACAATATGAGGCAGTATTCAGAAATTATTCAGCTAAATTGAGAAAATCTGTAATCCTAGAAGAATATAGAGCTGTTATTAATTATTTCGGATTTAAAGAGAAAGAAAAATTTATAGAAAATAGACATCTTGTTGAAGGATTCTTAGATTTATACAAGGATTCAAATTTAATTATTTTCACAAACAGACAGAAGTTATCGGAATTAATTATGAATGATAGATTTTATGAAGTTAAATTAAAAAATGATCAAATAAATTCATTTTCTTTGCAATTTGAAAATATTTGGGAAGAACCTAATCTCATAGTAGAAAACTCTCCCTCAGAAGTCTTTTATAAAGTTAAAAGTGCTCTTAATAATATGTATGTCAACGAATATTACAATCCTATAATGGATATAAGAAACATTATTAAAAATTCTGGAATTCCTATTAGTCATCTTATACAAAAATGTAATGATCAGATTTTATCAATTATTTTTAGAGAATTAGGATCAAGAGAGAAGATTTATCAAAAATTAGACACAGATAAAGCTGATGTTTCTGATTTAAGATTCTTAAGAGTAATTAAACAATCTTCTGACCGAGATGAGGATTCAGTAGGTATCACAGTAGTAAAATATAGAAGTTATTTTGTTGATGTTATTTTATTTTCTAAATCATTTATCTACAGTGTTACTATGAATTCTAAATTAGTTAAAACTTTAATGGATAAATATCATCTCAAAAGAAGATATATTTCAAATTTTGCATCTATGAAATCATTTGTACAAGATCAAATATTCTTTATAAACAATGAAATTTTGTCTTTAGGTTTATTGTTATCAATAGGATCAGAAATATCATTGTCTTCAACTTCAGGATTAAAAATATCAGATATAAATTTGGTGAGGAAAAATAATATAGTATATTTAGTAAAGAAATCCGCATCAGGCAGAACTAATTACAAAATTCCATTGAGTATTTATCCTAATGTTCAATATTCTGAAATACTTTTAAAGAATTATGCCACTCTTCATCATGATAAAAATTCAAAGATTATAAAGATGAATTGTGAATATAAGTTTGATGAAAAAGTCCCAACTGCAGATATTGATCCAGTTTTAACTATCATAAGTTATATTGATGATAACGATTATGTTAAAAAGATACTTAAAATAATTTTATCTAGATTATCTTTTGGATCTTTTAAAGAATTCAATGTTTGCAATGAGAGAAATTGTTTGCATCTAGAAACTGATCATTTTTACTGTTTATCTTGTCATAAATATAATATTTTCACTAATGAAGCTCAATTTACAAATCTAATTGATACTTCTGCTAATACTAATTTAATAATAGAGTTAGTAGATTATTTGGATGAAGACTTTGAAATTTATCTGACTAAGAATGAGAATACTTTTGAAATAAATCAAGCTACATTCTTGAATTTAAGTCAAATTATTAGTAATTCTGACTTCGACGAATATGTGAAATTAAGATACAAACAAGTGTTGAATATAATGATGAATAAAATAAATGTAAGTACCGAAGTTAAGGAATTTAAAACTGTAGTCAAAAGAAAGAAATTTTTCGAAGTCTCCGTGAGTGATACATCAACTAAACTTTTGAATAATTCTAATATCGTTCCTTTAATATTTGATTATAATAAGTATATTAATAATAAAGAAATAATATCAGATTTATTCATTCAATATTATTATTTGAAATCTATGTATAATAAAAATTTAAGTAAACGATTTTATGGAATGATGAAAACAATTAGTTTGATTATAAAAGAATTTTCTTTAAATCAAGATGATATGTTATTCATTAAAGATGATTTAGTTAAATGTTCAAATTTCT